TTTTTGTTTTTTGTTTCCCAGTCACGATCTTGTTGGGCTATATCGTAGCGTTTAAGGGTATTCTCAACGCCATAATCTTTCTTACCTAGCTGCCAATCAGCCATAAAAAACAAAAAAGCAGTGTCACCTCCATGAGTTTTAACTTTTAATGGTGGTTTTTTACCTGCTTGTTTGAATAATGCTTGAAAATACTTGTCTTGTCCAGGTCTTTTCTTCTTTACAAGCCCTTTAAAAGCAAAGAATGTCTCAGTTCTTCCTCCTTTTAATTGAACTTGCCATGAAGATGACCTAACTGTACCCTCAATTTCGTATAATTTAGGGTCATACCCCCATTGTTTTAGAATTTCATCAAACTTATTGTTGTAGTTTGGGTCTGTTCCAACATGTGTGATTTCACCTTGCCCAGTTTGGTCATTAATATCTACGCCAGGCTTCCAACCTGACTTATAGAAGTTATTACCCCACTCTTCAGGTGTGTTATTTTTGGACATCTGTCCTCCTTTGCCCTGTCATTGACAGTTTACTACAAAGATAAGACAGTTTCTACTATTTAGTTATTTGTTTTTTTGCGTATGTCTTGATGACTGCAAGTGCAGCACCACCACCAGCTAATGCAGCTAACTGAAGTGTTTCAGCTTCTACACCAACTAATGGAGCAACTGTTAATGCACCAATGAACGCTTCAATGAAGGTCCAGGCAGTTCTTTCAAGCATATCTTTGAGGTCTACACTCATTCTATACTCCCATGATTCTGACCAAGGTGTCCACCATAAGTCCTTCTTGAACTTACCATCTTTGTCTCTTGCTCTTTTAAATCTTTCAAACATTATGTTATCAATCTCCCTTTCAACATAGCATTACCTACCAAAACATTACCATTTATTTCCTGTAATTTATCATAAACTGTGGTAGCTAAAACAGTATGGTCTTTAGCTTTGTTGTCTAGTTCTTTTTCTAATAATTTATTAATTGTTGTGTATTCTATGTTTACATCTTTGCCTTGTAGTAATTGATTAGCCACTTTTGAATACATTTTTTTGTACGCTACTGTACTTGAACCTATAAAACCATCTTTGCTTATCTCTAAATCTTGTTGTGTCTCCCCTACAATCAAACAACCTGATGTATGTTCATCAGTATTGCCTGTGTGTATAAGTATATAGGTAAAGTTAGGCACATCTTGTATATGCAACATACCATAGTGTGCGTTCTTATATCTTTCAGAGTACTTGGAGTGAAACCCTCCTGTCTTTCTAAACTTAATATCATAAGTTCCTTCTGGTATGCAAGTCTCGTGCATAACTTTTACTGCTTGATACTGGTCTTCTAGTGTATAGCATTCAAAGATTCCATTTATAAATAGCAACCCATTAGTTGCATCTGTTCCAAATTGTGTTCTAACTACAGTTAACTTCACCTATACCTCCATATTTACTATTACAAATAGTTATATGTGTACCTGCTTCATTAATGTAGGTTACACACATTATCTACCACCACAGCATCCACTACCACAGCAGTCCATACTATTCTCCTTTTCTAAAACTAATGGTTAATAACCAAATAGCTAATGTAATTATAGTAGCTAATCCTGTAACTTGCTGTGCAGAACCAGTTAGTGTAAGCGTAGCAATAACTAAACCAACCAAAGTCCAACTAAGGTTAAGTGTTTCTTTTATTGCTTCTACAAACCAGTTCCAAAGTTTGCTAATCATAGACTTCTCCTAAATACAAAAGCTGCCATACTAGCTATTCTAGTCAAGATTACAGGAACTACGACCTCCTGTGCTTTTTCTTTTTGGTCTTGTGTCATATCATCTCCTAAATTGCTTATAGTTATACCTTCAAAATCTAAATCTACAAATGTTTCTATTGGGTTTTCTAAGAATGCTTCGTACTGTACCTCTGTCACAACATCAGCAAGTGTGTAGTTCTCTACATCTGCATTCTCTACAGCTCTTTGTACATATTCCTCTACTGCTTCAGCTACGACTTCATCTTCTTTGACAGCTTCAGCAATAATCTCAACATCATCTTCTTCTACTTGTAATACTTCTGCTACTACTGCAACCTGTTCCTCTGTAAGTTCCTCTACATTTTCTATAGCTTCTTCAACAACAGCTTGTACAACTTCTTGTACTTCTTCTGTTGCCTGGTCTAAGTTTTGTACACCAATATCATTAACTTGCTCTATAACTTCTATGACTTCTTCAGTAGTGACTTCTTCTATGACAATATCTTCAATGACTTCTTCTACTTCAGCAACTTCTACGGCTACTTCTTCTTCTGTGAGTTCTACAGGTTCTATGACTTCTTCTTGTATATCCTGGTCTTTGACATCTTCCTCTTGAACTGTATCTTCTCTGATGATGTCATCTCCTGGTATCTCTTTATCCAACTCATCTTCTATAATTTCTTCCTCAATAATTATTTCTATTTCTTCTAGTAGCTCAATAACTTCTTCTTCAATAATAAATTCTTTTTCAAGTTCCTCAATGTCAATCTTATCTTCCTCTTTAAAAGTATTTTCTTCTTCCAAAGGTTCAAGTTCTTCCACTTCATCTTCAAGCTCCAGTTCCAGTACCATATCATCATCATCAGGAAGTTCTTTTTTGGTATCGTATTCTTCTTCATCAACAATAATTATAACTTCTTCTTCTGATTCTTCTTCTGGTATATCACAATCTCCACGATTTATTTGTGCATCAGTCATATAACAACCAAACTTTTCTTCGTTAGCTTTACGCTCATTGTCACGCTCTACTGTGCCATCTTCTAGTTCGTGTTCTTGATATTCACCAACAGAACCATCTTCCATTACAACCTCAAACTTTTCAGGTTCAGGTGGTGGAGGTGGTGGTTCAGGTGGTGGTGGTGGCAAAGTTGTAGTAGTTGTTGTAGTTGTTGTAGTTGTAGTAGGCATAACATACTTAAAAGATATGTCATCTAACAATGACCAGTCATTAATTGTTATGGTAAAACTTTCTATAAAAGTATCTAATGTATCGTAGATATTATAAACTACCTTCTCTAACATAGTTTCTAAGTTAGAGTTACTCTGTGCATCTAATACATTTTCTTGTGTAGTTTCATCTGTATGTGTATAAGTAACTGTACCTTCATTGTTTAATGCACCTATAGTAAAACCTACTTCGTATATCTCTATGTCTAGTTCTTCCTCCTCTACTGTTGTAGTTTCAGGTAATATAAATGTGTAATCTTCACTATCGTTGCCGTGTTGGAAGTAATGTAAGTTCATACAAAAATCTGTACAACCAAACTGTCCATCATAATTATCATCAATAACTATATTGTTCTCTACTTCATTACCATCAAGGTCTAACTCATCTTCAGGTAACTCTATATCAGTAGCTTGTTCGTAAGTAGGTACAGTTGTAGTAGTTGTAGTAGATGTTGTAGTTGTTGTGGTAGTTTCTGTAGTTTCTTCTTCTAGTTCTTCTTCCTCTATAGGAGGTGGACCATCAAAGGTTTCTACTTCTTCTGTTTCTCCTGGGATAGTAGTAGTAGTAGTGCTAGTAGTAGTAGTGGTAGAAGTATCTGTAGTATCTGTATTGTTTTCATTAGCATATAAAGGTAATGGTAGCAGTAAAAAAACTGCGAATAGAACTCGCAGCATTACATTACAATAGCTGCAACAACCCCACCAAGTGCTACAAGTAGCGTTAATACTTTGTAAAACTCTGCTTTATCTAGTTTGGCATCTAGTTTTTCTTCTAATCTGTCTAGTCTATCAATGACCATATTGAGTAATTCTTTCTGTGTGTAGCCATTGTTGTTTGTCATTTATGGTAAGTCCTCTGGTCTTGTTATCCAATCCCATTCCTCATCCCAATCGTAATCTATAATAAGTGTTTCAGATGTGCTTAAATACTGTAGTAATCTAAATAATTCTTTTACAATAAATCCAAATATAAATCCAACTAGATAATCCATAATTGGATTGTATCATAGGATTTTTTATTAGCTAGGTTTTGGATTGTCTGATTTAACTTTAGCTATGTGGTCTTTCCAAGTTGTAGTGCTATTTACATTATCCCAGTACTGCATATCAAGTTGGTCTTGTACAGAACCATAGGCTTCCTGCCTAGCTTGTATATAACCAAACTGTTGTGCTTCCCACTTGCTATTACCTAAATCTACTTTAGCTTGTGCATAATCAGCATCAGAAAACTCCATACGCTCATTATTAACTTGCTTGTACATTGGTTTAGCATCTTCAATCTCTTGGTCTGCTAACGCTTGTAGTTCTTCTTGTGTTGCCATATCTCTCCTA